TAACTATTCCACCGCCACCGGATCCATGCGCATATCTAATTTTCGTTGAACATCTGAATCCTTTCATGATTATCCATCCACCATAACCACCCAAATGAATGTTTGAACCGGTTTTTTGATTTAATGATTCAACAATCATTTTTAATAAATCTATTTCGTGCCTTTTCAGAACGCTTGTTTCATGATTGCCATATCCAATCACCGTTATTAAATGTGCGTACGGTTCCAAAAAATCAACCGTTGTGCGTACAATTGCGCCGAAATAATCATTCGTTTGATGTTCCGGTCTTAAATCTTTTTTTGACGTTCTGGGATCCCATTTCCCACCCATGATGCATAGTGTATCCCCATTTAAAAAAATTGGAATTTCATGTTCTTTGCAATAGTTTAAATGCTTAATCAAAACATCTTGCAAACATTTTGGATTGTCTAAATGTAAATCGGACAAACATGCTAATTTCATTGGACCTTTGCGATATGATTCAATTTCATAATCAATAACATGAATATTTGAATCGATTTCGGTTACTTTCATAAATTTTTAAACATTGATTGAATAAATATTGATAATCCGGCCATGCAATCCGGCGCATCATCATTTTTGTTTTTTCCTTCTTTGCTGAATGATAACACATTATCAACGAACGCAATTTGTTGAGGTGTTCCGGTTTCAACGAAAATCATTCTTTGCAATACAAATGCGCTTTGCATGATTATTCTGGTGATTTTATTTTGTGTGTTTGCCACTTGCAAAATTCGTGATTTTGTTTCTTTCTGCAAAATTCGACCAAACATTGCACCCATTGAATTCGATTCAACACGGCAATATTTAACACGCCATTTGTTTAAAACGGATGCGACCAATGGGATTGTGACATCGGTGTTTGACTTGTCGAATACATAATCAACAATGTAAACATCGGAACCAATTAAACAACCAACCGCACACGCCGTGTAATCTTTGCCGGTATCACTTACATCAACATAAGCCAAACAACCATCAATTTCGGTGTGTTCCTGTATCTTTTCGAATTCTTTTAATGAAATGGTGCGAAGATCACCAAACAACATTCCAACCAAATCAATCGGTTCTTGTTGATATTCGGCCAGCCAAATTTCCTTTGCGGTTTTGTTTCTTTTATCCAAATATTCATCGGTTGTCATGACTGATTCACAAAATGATTCATCACGTTCATTCAATGCCTTAATGATTATTTGTTTTTCATAAACTCCGGAATCGGTTTGTGTTCCAATCACATCATTTTTGGTCCAACGTGTTCCAATGTCAATTCGTGAACATCCGGATTCAAAACGTGAATCGTGTGTTGCTTGTTTCCATTGCTGAATTCGTGCGTTCATGTTCTCATTGATAGCATCATCAATGCCACGATACAAATCATCTGTAATCGCGATTTTTGATGCACCAAATCCAATGATTGTTCCACCAACACCGGCACCAAAGTAACCAACTTGTTTTGATTTGTTTGTGTTCCAACCTTGCAAATTTGCCTTATCATCTGACAATTTAACATCTGGAAAAACTAATTGAAAACGTTCCGATTTCACAATGTCGCGAACATCATAAGAAAATTTGTTGAACAATTGCGCCGTGCATGTGTTTCGCATAACTGATTCACTCGGATGATTGCCTAATGTCCACGCGCAAAACAATGATGTGATATAACTTTTACCGGCTCGTGGTGGCATTGAAACGGCCAATGATTTGATTTTATTGTCGTTTATGTTCTGGAATGCTTCGGCAACTTCTTTTAAAAATTCACGTTCAATGAAAAATTCGCGGTCATAAAACAAACAGAATTCCCAAAAATCTTTTTTTGCTAATTCTAATCGAAGGCACATTTTTAGCCATTCGCGTTTGCTATTCTTTTGAAGGTTCATTCAAAAGTTCTTTTATTTCATCAATTGATAATTGTGATAAATCCGGCCGTGCATTGTCAATTGCGAATTCTTGACGTTCAATGTAGCCACGTTTTCGGCCTTTGGTTTTCAAAAAAAAGATTGTTGCGCTTGTTGATCCATCCTTCATTTGTTTATGCAATTGCGATTCGGCAAAATCCAACGCAATTTCACCAATGTCATCAACTTGTTGCCGGAATTCATCATCTTCGCGCATCCACTTGTAATATGTTTCACGGCTTATTCCTACATTCTTACATGCCGTTGTGACAATTCCCAATGATTGTTTCAATGCTTCAATCAAATTGGCCTTTATTGTGTCAATATTCGTCAGTTTTGGCATTTTTTTTTATTGAGCGCGGTAATAGATTCGAACTTTACCTTTGCATTGGATATACAATGTGCTACCATTACACCAACCGCGCTTGTATTATTTTATTTTTCGTTCCAACAAAGTTACTTTTTTTCCTTTATACATTCCGGCACCCATTTCATCTATTTTTGAAAATGGCAATATTGGAACGGTTATTTTACACGTTTTATCAATTAAGTAAATATATCTTAATTGAAAACCCTCCAAAGGTATCCAGTTTTTCCAATCATAAGCATAGCCGTTATGATATGCTGTCATTCTTGCCATTTGTAACCCCGTATTTGGATTTATTCTTAATGTAGTATTTTGTTTAATTGACGTTAAAACAAAACCACTCGCACGATATATCGCACCATCCCCACATTGTGTTCCGTCTGAAAAACTTAATATCCATTTTATTTGTGGGGCATTCTTTTTTATGAGTTTAATACTTATTGCAATGCACCTACTCTCTGAATATTTTGGTAAATAATCGTCAAAAGCCATTCTATTTAGTTCTATAAACTCATTCCATTTTGTATGCGACACAAGGCATTTAATTAAGTCTTTTCTCATACTTGGCCCATAGCTTATAACCCCATGCAAAGCACCATCAAGAAAACAACCAAAATGAAGTTTGCTATTAGGCACAACCTTCCCGCTATAATGATGTTTCTTTACAAACTCATTAGCAATTTTTGAAGGTATAACCTTGACAATTATTTCCTTTGCTCTGCCCATTGCATAATAATTAAATAAAGTGCGTTTCCATTTGAATTTTCATTCCCCATTGTTTCGCAATATTTGTATTCTTCCGTTTCTTTTATGTCTGATAATGCGTTTTTTATTTGTTCCGCTTGTTCATCTGCTAATGTGAAGGTCATTTGTTGAAACGGTTCTTTGTCACCATCTGGCAAACTAAATTCGGTTCCTAATTCATTCGAATCTAAATCAAAACCTGGTAAATCTAAACCCCATTCATTTAATTGATCAACATCCCATTCATTTGCTAAAACATCCCAATCCCATTCACCAAATCCAACGTTGTCTTTTACCAAAAATTCTTGTTTTTGTTCTTCGGTCCATTCATCCGCTAATATTATTGGAATTTCTTTCAATTTTAATTCTTTACACGCTTTTAATCGCATGTTTCCACCTAAAACAACATATTTTCCATCCGTGTCCGTAAAACATACTAAGGGCCGTTTATTTAGCATGTCCGGAAATTCGTAAATGCTTTTGACTAATTTTTTGAATTTTTCATCCTTTATGATTCGCGGATTATTTGGATTCGGTTTTATATTTTTTATGTTTTCTAACATCATTTTTTGTTGGTTTGTTTTCCCATAAATATTGACAATAGGCAAATGCTTGGGCCGTGTTTATTGCGGTTCCTTCATTCAATACAAATGGAATACATCTGTCAATGAATTCATTTTCCGTTTCGTTTTGTCTTGGTTCTGGCATTTACTTAACTAAATTATCAACATCAATTTTGTAATGTTCCAATTCATCTTTGACAAAATGCGAATACAAATCAACAACATCAAAAATCGTGTAGGTATCTTCATGATCTGTTATTGCGTATTCAACACGCTTTGGAATGTTTTGTGTCAATTGCCATAAGAATAAACTCATGTCAATGCTCTTTTTTGCGCATTCAAATGCGTTTGCTTCATTCGGATCATCCAAATTGAATTCCAATACTGCTTTGTTCATGTTTGTTTGTTTAAAAGAATATTTTGTAAATCAATATCGGTAATGAAAAAACCGCTATTCG